CATTTTGTGATGCTTTTATAAGCTCAGCAATTAAGCTATCATCATCACTAAAATCTACACGCATAAAAGATTTTTGGTCAGATGTTGCTACTGCTGAAACTGTCCAATCAGTTACTACTTTTATGCCTGACATTTAGACTCCTTACTTTTTCTTTTTGCCTAATAATTTTTTTACTACTTTTTTTGCTTTTGATTCAACTGGTTTTATAACTTTTTTTTGAATAACATCTTTTGCTTGTTCTGCTCTACCATCAGAAATCCAAACACCTGCCATTTCCATTTCCATAGGTGTTCTCATCTCATAAGTTTTGCCTTCTTCATAAGTAATTGTAACTTCTCCATTACCTATTGCACCAATTAAAGTTTTTTTCATTTTAATTTTCATAATATTCTCCTAATTAAATTTTGTGTTGCATGGGCGATTGCTCGCCCACACAAATATATTAATTATGCATTCGCTTCTGAAGCCGCTGGACCATGTAAAGGGTGTCCTTTAACGCCAACTACTCCAAATATAGTGTTTGCACCATGAGTACCACTAAAGTTTAAAACAACTCTAGAGTATCTTTTTCCACCTACATAGCCAATAGCATAGACTTTATTACAGTCGCCATCAGCATCAATAGTTTGGAATAGACCATTAGTACCTACTGTTCCTCCAGTTACATCTGTATTAGATGTTACATCAGTGAATGTTACATTGTCGTCAGAATGTTCTAATTCAATCTCAACTTTGTGTGTTGTACTGAATGTAATTCCTGGCGCACCAACATTTACTACATGTGTTACAGAAGAAAAGCCTTGTGAATCAATTGCAGTACAATTTGTATCTGTACCTTTTGCAATAGCATTTAAACTTTCGTCAAATGCTAATCCTGATTTATTATCTCGCATTGCCATTTTTATATCCTCCTATAATGATTACGCATTACATTGTAGAATTTGAATAGCTTCAGGTAAAATTACCTGTCCACCGATTCTTCTTCTTGCAATGTATCTTACGTTTCCTGATGTTGCCTGAGTGAATGGATCTCTCATAACAGACATTTGTACTCTGTCCACAATTAAATAACCTCTTCTGAAATCTCCAAAAAAGATTGCTTTAGCATTTGCACCTAGATCAGCAACATCTGTTGCTTCAACATAAGGCGAACCTAAAATTGTGTTTGGTACTCCTACCTGTAGTGAGAATCCTGCTTGGAATACATACTGACCAGAACCATCTTGTAGCTTTCTTACTGCTGCAAGTGTTGCTCTATTCATTACGAATGTTCCATTTCTAGAATAGTCAGGTTTAACTGCGTGGTATAAAGTTATTAGTGAGTTAGCATTTAAACTTGCTGACACACCTGATGCTGTTACACCTACAGATGAATTTGTTACTATTCCTTCAGGTTTACCTACTGAGTTTCCTGACACGAACGCATTACCTTCAGCTTTTGCAAACTGTTCTGTAAACTCGCTTGTCATTTCTTGCTCTAAGTTAAATACTGAATCTTCTAACTCTTGCTCTGAAATGTCTACTAAAGCATATAGTTCATGTGTTGGAATTTCCTCTAGACCAACTTGGTAGCCAGTAGTTTCACTTCTAGTTCCTTGCTCTGCAACGAAAGTTGCTGCAAACGTACTTGTTCTTTTTGGAATTTGTACTGATCTATTAGTTGTACTTCTAACTCTTGCTATTGATCTTATAGGTGAGATTTCAACTATACCTTTGATTAACTCTTGCACGTATTCAGGTGGTGCTAAGTAACCAGCAGTATTGTCGTTTGACGCAGTAAGAACTTTTACTTCATCTGGCGATAAAGCTTCTTTACCTTGTCTTAACCATTTATCAAATACCTTTTTCTCGTTTGAGATACCAGCGCCTGCTGATACATCAAAACCTGGTCTTGATACAATAGTTTCTATTTTGTTAAGCTTCTCTTCATGTGCATCTTGTGCAAGTTTAGCTTTAGTCACCTTTTGGTTTACATCTTCTAATGTATCTAGAGTTTTTTCAATTCTAGATAATTTTTCAGATGTAATTACATCAGCAGACCCTGTTTTTTTGATCTGTTTGATTTCCTCTTGGTGAGTTTTTTTAAACTCTTCAAAAGCACTACCGAGTTGCTCAACAGCAGATTTTACTTCGTTTTCTACCATTTTACTTCTCCTATTGTTTTTTTAGTAAGTCAGTAACTTTAGATATTAAAGATACTAACTCGTTTTTGATTTCAGCATCTCGCTGATTTAGAGATTTGAACAATGCTTTCGCACCTATCTTACTCTCTGTTCGTGATAGACCTCCTACCTCTCGTAGAATATCTTCCCACTCACGAATATTTTTAGAGTTACCTTTCACCGATTGAACCAATGCTTCTTCGTTCATTGGAAAAGTAACCAAGCTGATTTCCATAAGGTCTACTTCTTTCAAGGTTCTTACACCTCTTTTATTCTCATTGTATCCTTGTTTTTTTGGATCAGCTCTAAATCCTATACTCATACCATCTAATGCACCTAATTTTAATAACTCATAAGTTTCTCTACCTTTTTGAGTTCCAAGTGCTAATCTACCTTTTACAAATAAACCTTTTTCATCTTCTCTAATATCTTCAAAGACACCAATAGGTTCATCTGTTTTATGTTGAAATAACATTTTAACTTTTGATGCTGGTCTTGTATTTAATGATTTTGTAAATGCACCTTTCTGTACCACATCATTTCCTTGATCTTCATTACCAAATATAGACCCATAACCTGAAAATACACCTTGACCAGTTGTTTTAATTTCTGATTCAAATATTACTGATTTAATTTCTGTATCACACTGACAGTTACCATCATCATCACATTCTGTGTGTGATTTCTTTTTTGGTTTCTTATGATATTTATCTTCTTCTTCATCATCATGATAACCCATTCTGTCTTTTGGTTTTTTTCCTGGTTTATCTTCATCAGGTTTATGTCCACCTTTTGCTATAGCTTCTTCATATGCAGCATGAGAACCACAAGGCATAAAAACTCTTTTACCATTGTCCATCATAGTGTGTACACCTACACATCCTATTTCTTTTGCTTTTTCTCTTGCTTCATCTTCTGTATTAAAAACATGTCCTTTTTTTTTATCATTTGGCTTTTCTTCATGCATTCCTTTAAAATCTTCCATTGGACTTTCCTCCTTTTTATTCCTTTGATTCCATAAGCTGTTACACACAGCAAATCTTTGATTTCTAGATGGGTAATCTTCCATAGAAGTTTCATCACCCATACATCGCTCTAAATAATCTTCCCTCTTTTCTTTATCTCCAGGTTTAACTAATGGCATTATTTTTCAAACCGACTAATTACGTATTTGTCGAAAAGTTGCCATATTTTTTTAGCTTTAGATTGATACTTATTTACAAAGTATCCACCTGCTACACCTAATAAAAAAATAATTATTAATTCCATAATACTACCTCTACAAGAAATCAGGCGTTGTGTAAATAGAAACACAACGACAATTTATAGTTTCTTCAGGACCACCTGCTGGATCGCCTGGATATTTTAACCTATAACCACCTACAATGAATTGTTCTTGTAATCCAACTCTTTGACCACTTGCTATTGAGTGTGTAACCCTTGTTCTAGCATCTTGTACTGCTACCCACTCTTTCATAGTACCTGCTATCCTCATACTATTTGCTGATAAATCATTAGCAAAACTAGCAGTTCTATGAACCTCAGTTCTAGCAATCAAATTAGCTCTATAAGCACCCATTCCTATAATAGTGTTTCTAAGAGCATTTCCTGTTTCATTAACAGATTGACCACTACTGAAACTATTGTTTACCACAGATTGTATTTTATTTCTAGTACTATCATTAATACCTGTAACTAAAGTTCCAACATTATTTTCTATAAAAGTATCTAATTCTGTTTCAAAATCAGTTTCAAAGTCTTTTGTATTTTGCATTCTATCTAATGAGTAATTTTTAAAAGCATTAGCAACTACCCTGTATTGTACCCTGAATATGTCTTTTAAGCTGTTAAAAGCATTATTTTGTCTTATTTGTATCATGACAGTAGAACCATAAGCAAAATCTTCCTTTAGACCATTACCTAAGTTTGTAAAATAATTTTTTAATCTACTTGTAAATTGTCTTATAAATGGTTCTCTTAATCTATTTTGTTTTAACCATTCACGTTTTTTTACGTTTCTAAATATTTTAAGTTGTTTAGGTGAGTATATCATTAGTGTATTGTCTTATTTGTTGGTATAATTACATCACCAATATCAATGTTTTGTGTGCAATAAATATAACTTGCAGAATGAACAGCATCTTGTTCAGACTCAAAGGGTCCTATTCTAATTACAACTTCATGATTGTCTTTGTAATCTTTTTCAATAAATAGTTTAGATATTATCTTTCTGTAGTTCATCTGCTTCCTTTTTACTCCTTAGTGGATGTCCACTTGGTAATAAGTCTAAGTCAAATTTACCACTCCTGAATCTGCCTGTTCTTACTGCATAAAGAAACGCATTTACTCTAGCATATGCCCATTGTTCTTCTGATCTTACATTGGGTCTTACACTACCTGGATTTGTTCTATATGCACCTACACCTCTTCTAAATACTGCTGATAACATACGAAGATTTACACGTTTGCCTGGTTTACTTCCATGTTTATCATTATGTTTTTTAACTTTGTTTCTTAATCCCTCTCTAATACCTGCTGTAATTTGTTTACCCTCTAACTCATCATTTACAAAATGTATTAAAGAATTATCTTCTAAAAACTTACCTCTTTCTCTATCTAGTTGTTCTGCTTTTTTTCTTGACCATGTTTGTCCTGCATCACCACCCCATAATGACCAAGCTATTCTACCATTTGATGGATAACCTTTTTCGCCAGGTCTAAAACCCTCTGCTCTTTTATCTACTTCATGTCTAGCAAAAAAACTATTCATACGTCTGACTGTTCTAGGTGATAACTTTTCTTTACGTATTATTTGATTTGCTCGTGTTGCACCAATAATTGTACCACCACGACCAAATTCTTTTCTCCATTCTAAACCACGTTTAGCTTCTGCAACCATTCCATCTGTTGGTGTTGTATTGATGTCAGCTTCTGCTTTAACAACATCATCTAATTCTTCTTCTAATGTA